ACCTGCCTCTGCTGGTCCTGGTGCATATGTTACTATAGGCGCAGAAGCATTTGATACTGTTGTTCCCAATATAGAATTTTTAATTGTAGCTAATGCATATCCTGGACAGATAGGACTAGATAGTGGGTCTATAGAACAAGGGTCTACAACTACAGGTTTAGCAGTATACAACAAAGAAACATTATCTACGTGAACTCTAGGTCCATAATATCCAGCCCACCAATTTTGATCCTTACCCGTAAAGCTAACTGTTAAGTTACCAGTCGTTGATGGATCATATCTATTATTGAAAAATTGTGTGCCTGAGAATGTGGTGAAACTCGGAAGATTATAATTATAATCATAATTAAAACTTTCAAGTAATAGTCCAGTTGAACCAGTCAACGAGACATTACCATACAGCGTTCCTCTATTACTAGCAAAGTTATTTAAATCATTATGAATCTGCCAAGAGTATTTGTATCCGCTAATTTGAATACCTGTACCAGCATTTGCTAATGCAGTATTGATTGCTACACTTTGACTAGCGGTTGCTAAGTTATACCCGAAGATGATATTGCCTGTACTTGGATTATATGCAGGCGTGTTACCACCGCTAAACCCACCAGCGGCGCCAGTAACAGTACCATCCCAAGGAAGTCCGCCCCCTAAATTTAGTACATTACCTGTACTATTTAAAGTTAAACCAGTTACGGGGTCAGTCGATTGTGCATTAGAAGCCGAAGGCTTTATGAATGACAAGACCAAGAACAGCACCAATGCCAACTTTCTTGTATGTATCATCTATTTTCTCCTCTTCTGGTTTAGGCACAAGCCATGAGACTTGATTAGCCCATGCTTCTTTTGCTTGCTCACCAATTTTACCATCGATTGGGCATGGAGTGCCTGCATCCATCATCGCTCTGTATACACGATAGTCTTGACACATAACAGAAACTGCGGCTACTTTCATTCCCATATCATAAAGGGTTCTAGATAACTTTAATCGTTCACAATTCATATCACGAACAGTACCACCAGATGACACACCAAAAATTTGCGTCTGTACTGAACCCGATGTTCCTGTAGTACACAAATCATTATTACCACCACTCATCATTGCAGGCGCAACAGCGGTTGGTGGAGGTTGAATCACACGTTGAGTGATTGTACTTTCATTGATGTTGCGGTTAGTCATTTCACCAGAATTGATGTTCTGATTAATGTTAGCATTCTGATTAACGTTTGTGTTTTTGTTGTCGCTAGATGTAACGTTGTTATTGTTGTTTGTCATAGTGCCAGAATTGATGTTCTGGTTTACGTTGTTGCTAGTCGTTGAATTGACGTTCGTATTTTTATTATCACTAGTTGACACATTGTTATTGTTGTATGTCATTGTACCAGTGTTTTCATTTTTATTAACGTTGGTTGATGTACTCACACTATTGTTATTATTGTTAAACGTTTGTGTGCCACTATTAATATTGTTGTTTGTATTGACGTTCGTTGACGTTGAGGTGTTGACGTTATTGTTATTATTCGTCATTGTTCCAGTATTGACATTATTATTATTGTATGTCAATGTACCAGAGTTAACGTTGTTATTGTTAAACGTCTGAGTACCACTATTCACGTTATTATTTGTATTAACGTTTGTGGATGTGCTTGTGCTTGCGTTGTTATTGTTATTCGTATTGACGCTAGTACTATTGACAGTTGAATTGCTTGTAGCAGTACTATTACTATTTGAGGTACTGTTGCTATTAACTGTGCTTGTACTTGCTGATGTGCTGTTTGTGTCAACTAGACTTTTTGAGTCGTAGCCGCCTTGATTTATCAAAGTTTGAGCAATTGTGTTGCTAAACATCATAACAAAAAGAATACCGATAAGACTCTTCTTGTTTGGGCTAACCATTTTTGTAATTCCTTTTTCTATTGTTTTATATTGACACCCTCATATTATAAAGCAATATTCATGCATGTTATTTAGCCACCTGCTATTGCTTTATCTCTAGCATCACGTTCTTTCGCATCACGTTCTTTTTGTTGCTGTCGTAAAATTAAATTTCTTTTAGCAACCTTTTCTTCATAAATTCTTTTTTCTTCAACAGCACCATATATTCCAATACCACCCATTACAAGTGCAAAAACGATAGCGGCAAACCCAATAAAATACATTCCAAATAAAATCTGGTCTGCCACTTTCTTTTTATGGGCTAGTTTTCTTTCTTCTTCTTCACGTTCAGCATCGGCACGTTCTTTGAATAATCTAGTACGTTCCTTTATCATGTGTTCCCACATTTCAGGTTTACCTAGTGTCCAAAGAATCATATCTTTTAATTCACGTTCTGCTTGTCTTAAAGCATCACTATGCATAGCAATTTCAAGTGCTTCTCTACCTAACTCCGCATCAGTTTTTCCTAGTCTACTTGCTTTTGCTTTTATCTTTGACCTCTCACGATGAATGGCATCTGAGGATTCAAAGAATTTGCTGAATTGCCCGACAAGACTATTAACGTCTTTACCTAATGCAATTGCCTGTTTAATGTGACTGACTGCACTCTGGGCGGCTGAGAATGCAAGTCCTATTGTAATTGGATCCATAATGATTAGCCGCCAAGTTTACATATTTCTTTGTGTAGTCGTTGAGAACAATCCTTTGTGGTCCACTCCACGCAAAAGATTGTTCGATTGAAAACATCACCTGACCACTTCCACTTGGTGCAGGTTTTTACTTCATCCGTCTTTTTAGGACTTTCTTTTAGTTCGGCACTTGCAGTTAAAATAATCAAACATAATATAATTGATAAAAACTTTACAAGACGATAGGAAGCCAAAGCCACAGACCCTGACTCATTAGCAATGCGGCAAAAAGCCCAACACCAATACTAGCAAAATATAAAGACATGCTGACTGCTAAAATACTTGCAGTTAATAAAACAATTGCAATTTGAAATGCAGAACCTGCAAATGTTAACCAAGGACCAGACTTACGAATCTGGTCTCTTTCTGCTTCAAGACTCTTTGCTTTTGCCATCAATTCTTTTTTACCCTCACCTGTTGCGGGATCAGATTCGTATCTATTAATTTTTGCAGTTAACTTATCTGCTTTATCAACTTGTTTTCTATCGATAGCATCATCTCTAGCCATCTCAGCAAGAGTTTGTTTAATTGATTTTGCTTGATAGAATGCCCATGTATTGTTTGCACTAATTGTATTGTTCAAAACTTTACTGCTATTGCCACTTGAAATGTATGTATTGATTGCAAGCAAAGCGGCTAGAACGGTGATTAGCCATCCAGCTTTATCTTTAATTTGTGCTTCACGTTCGCTACGTGACAATGGTTTTTGTTGTAATACTACTTCTGACATGTTTAACTCCTAAAACAAAGTAATTAATTCATCATTATTTATGGTAAACCAAGTTTTTGGCAGGTTTCAGAGGGGGTTTTTGTTGTTTTTCTGCAACAAAATCCAAAATAACCCTTGACTTGTTGTCCCACTATGGTATACTAGTCATATGACATTGAGAAAGAAACGATCCGACCGAAACCATGTACTGTACAAAGTTACGTGCGTGGATACTGGCGATTCATATGTTGGCTTGACTGTTGCACAGGGACAAGCCTACGTCCGTTCTGTTAAAGTTCGTTGGCAAAAGCATGTGAGTCGTGCTAAGTGCGAAAACAAAAACTGGGCAATGTGTAATGCATTGCGTGAGTTAGCTGGTGCCGCTTGGCAATATGAAGTCCTTGAAGTGATTCGTGGACGTAAACCTGCACACCAGCGTGAACGTGAATTGATTGCCGAGTTCGAGCCATCTTTGAATACGTTTTGACTTGCCTTGTTTATTGTGATATACTGTTGACATTGACTAGGAGTTTTTATGACAAATTTTAAAACTGACAATCTTGTAATATTTTTTGGTGTGCTTGCCGCTATTGTGACTGTCGTTGCAATCGGTTCAATTTTCACAATCATGTCAATTAATGTAATTTTCGGAACTGATATTCCAATTAGTATGGAAACTGTTTCTGCGATTACTTGGTTGACTATTGCTGTTGGTGGTGTAATGAAAGGAAGCAAGCAATGAAGAAAATCTTAGCGGTTGCAGTTACTGCATTAATTGCAACAAGTGTATTTGCGAATGATATCGTCAATTATCAAATTGTGCCTGTGATTAAAGTTGACCCTATTGGAAGCATGAGGGCAATTTCAGCACCGAGAATGTCGTGTACCAATGTTGAACCTGTTGAAGGTGCAGGTGCGCCCGTTCAAACGCAACAACAAAAATGTGTAACGTATAGTGACAGAGAGTTTCGCTATAACGTTACTGCATTCAATGTGACATTTGAATATCAAGGACAGATTCGTACAGTTAAGATGAATTATGATCCAGGTAATGCAATTAGAATTAAAACAGTAACGAAAGTTTATGCTGTAGAATAAGTTATGAAAAAAACGTGTACGCTACATAGTATTATAGCAACTTTATTTTTGTGTAATGTCACACATGCTAAAGTTGTTCTTGTAGAAGATTCGTCAACTAAAGACGGCTACTATATGGCAAAGGTGATAAATGTGAAACCTATTATAGAAAAGGTACCGTACATGACTACAAAAAATTATTGTCAAAAACAATATGGAATAACACACTATTCAGGACCAGGAACTAATACTCTAGTCTTGGGTGTGACGCCTCCACTTTCAACCCCTACATGTAGACTTGTGACAGAGCAAGCATACCGCAATGTTGTTCAGGGCTATCAAGTAACATATGATTTTAAGGGTACACTTAAAACTGCATTTTTAAATAATGAACCAAGTGAATTTGTGCAGGTGTATAATGCTCCATGACGTATTATGTTTATGGCGCAGAGGACAGCAGAACAACTTGGAAAGTTGAAACACTTCTGACAGTCTGTAGACGAGACTATAAACTATTTCTATTAGGTAAAGATTACACAATAGAACAGTTACAAAAATTAGTTCCCAATACAGATTTTGTTCCACACATATACCATGGCGCAGAATACATTGGTGGTATAAAAGAATTGTACGATTATTTGTATAGTGAAATCAAACAAGAAAAGCAATTTCAAAACGAAACTAAGGAATAGATTATGTCTGATTATGAGTATGATTACAAGCGATTTGATGATATCATTGTATCTTTATTGACTACATCATGGCGAGAACCAGAAGACTTGCAAATTGGAGAAGATATTTCCGATATCTCTGAAATCAAAATTATCTTTGACGGCTATGGTGACTTAGAAGATGAAGATGAGAATGGCGAGTATCGTTATACTGAGGGTGGCAATACAAACATGGAATCATATGCGATTTTCATCCATAAAGATTCTGCACAGGAAGACTTTGTATTTCCCGAACATGAATTGACGCCTTGGTGTTTGATTCACCGACCAAAAGAAGAAGTCTGCATCTATGCATGGTATGACGTTGAGAACGACACTTGGGATATTTTGCCATTGGAAGAACGAGTAGAAGATACCGACTTGACAATTGAACAGGTTATGGGTATACTAGAGACATTGAACGAAAGATATTTTTAACATGGAGAACTTTGATATGACAACTTTTAATTATGCAACAAGTGATGCTAAAGAACAAAAAGTATTTCGTGATTGGCTTGTTAGCCATCTCAAATATGGTCCTGTGACTGTTGACTTTCTTAAGAAAGACGGCACAAT